AAAGACAAGGTTAAATGTCCTAGTTGTAAGAGTAAAAAGAAATGCTCTAGGGATTACCAGGAAGATATGCTAACTCTTAATAGTTCTGTTAGAAAAAGTGATTCAGAACTAAAAACACTAGGCGATTTAGCACAGCGTAACGGCGAACGCTTTAGTGACGACTATAAAGCTGAATTACAAAGAAAACATTATTCCAATAGGGGTAAAGAAGATCCTAATACTGTTTTACCTGAAGGTATGTCTAGAATAGAAAGGGGGCCAAAAACCATTTGGCCAAAATAACATGAGTATAAGAGAAATAACTGAAAAAGAACCCGAGAATAAAATCTATGAATACTATACACTATTCGGACAACATGAGTATTTAGATGATAAAAATTTTCCAAGACTAGAAGATGGCACTGGCGATGTTCTAGCCAAAAGTATTACTTTGGGCGATAATACTAGATATTTTTTAAAACTAGGCTCACATGGTAAAATTTACAATCCTATTGGCATGTATTCTGAAGGAACGTCAAATAAGTTTTTGTCTAAAATAGGAAAGAAGGCTTGGGAGTTTAAGTCCGTATCGCCAAGAGTGTTTGAATTATATACAAATTTTTTAAAAACTAAAAACATTGCATGGTTGAGAAATGCAGAAAGAGAGATGGAATAATGGCAAAAGTATCTAAGACAAAAGAATATGCTACCAGATATCTAAAAGAAGTTATTGGTATGGAGTATAAACAAATTGCTAAAGAATTAAATATGACACAAGAAGTAGTAAGAAATATTTTGGGCGAAGAGAGTCCTCATAAAGCCAACATTAAAACAGCATCCAGTAAAACAGATTCTTTTATTAGAGAAACTGCTGTTAAAAAAACAAAGAACGTTACTATAATGACAGAACCTGCCTCACAAGCTGGTGACGATCAAGAAAATAAAATCAATCCTAAGTATGAAAAAGTAATATACAGACCTCGTGGATAAATATATTTCTAAATATTCGAACGGCAAGCAAGTCTCTGCTGCTCAATATATTACGGAATTAATTTGTGAAAACAAAGCTAGAATTGAACAAAAAGATTTACATTATAGATTTTGGAACAACAAGGAGTGGTCTTCGTTTTATAAAAGTCAAATTTTTACAGCACACAGGCTTTTGAAAAAGCATAGTGCTAAGGCAATCATAGCAGCTATCAAAGATAAGAAGTGCTATAGAACCTACTCTCTAAGATCTAAATTTTTGACACCGGTCATAAAGAAACATGAAAAGATCTTGTCTCAACAGAACAAAGATGTTACAATAGATCTAGACAGAGATAAGTCTACCTATAAAAAATACAAAACTACTAAAAATATCTTATCAAAACTTAAGGATCTAGACGATGAGCAAAACCAAAAGTAAAACTCCAGCAACGAAAAACAAAATCCAAGATGGAGTAAAAAAACAATTTGGGGATGGCATTATGCTATCTGCTAATTCGGTGGTAGATCAAAACTTAATCACAATTCCTGTATCTCCTTGCTTAGATTTAGTTTTAAATGGTGGTGTGCCAGAAGGTAGTTTTATGATTTTTACTGGACATCCTAAGTGCGGCAAGACAACAACATCCTTAGACTTTGCTGCCACAGCACAAAAACCAGAATATGCTCATAGCACATTTAAAGATGGTAGAGATGTGTATTACCTAAATATAGAAGGTAGATTGAAGAAGAGGGATTTAGAAGGTATACCAGGTTTGAATTTAGATAAGTTTCATGTGATTGGATCGCAACAAGGTAAGATATTACACGCAGAAGAATATCTTTCTATTGGAGAAAGAATTATTAATGAAGAACCAGGATCTGTATTAATTATAGATTCTTATTCAGCACTATGTACAGAAGCTGAAATTACTGCCGATATGGGTAAAATGCAAAGAGCAGATGGAGCAAAGCTATTGGCTAAGTTTTGCAGAAAGGTGGCGAATGTAATCCCTGTTAATAAAAATGTTGTTATTGGTATTACTCACTTAATGGGCAATCCAGGTCATGGTAATGTAGAGTTTAAGGAAAAATCTGGACAAGCTATTGCTTATCAAACAGATGTAAAATTAAGGGCCACTTATTTTGAGCCGTGGAGAGTAGGTAAAGAAGATACTCAAATTGGACAAAAGATACACTGGATAGTCAATTGTTCTGCATTAGGCCCTCCCGGTGGTAAAATTACTAGCTTCTTGAGATATGGCGAAGGTATAGACAGAGCAATGGAGGTATTTAATTTAGCTAAAGATATTGGATTAATAGATCAGGCTGGTGCTTGGTATACGATCTCTTGTGTAGAAGACACTCCTAAATTTCAGGGTGAAGAAAAAGCTAGAAATTATATTGCTTCTAATCCAGAAGTATATAATACTCTTTGGAATCAAGTTAAAGAAACTATGGGTATGTGATGGTATGGATATTATTGATTTAGATGGAAAAGTACAAAAATGGCAATTAATAGGACACATAGCTAAGGGTAGCAGAAAGAACAAATCTGAACTACATTTACAAGCTAGGGAAACCATAAGAAATATTTTCCCTACTTATCAGATTTTAGAGGAGGTTCCGATACCTTTAAGAAGAACTGAGATTTTATATCTTGACTTTTACCTTCCTCTTGCTAAAATTTGCATAGAGGTTCATGGTGAGCAACACTATAAGTATGTTCCATTTTTCCATCAAAATAAACTAAATTTTTTGAAACACAAAAAAAGAGACAGAGAAAAGAAGAACTGGTGCGAAACAAATGAGATTGGTTTTATAGAATTACCTTATAATAAAATATCGGAATGGGAAGACATAATAAATGACCAGAACAGCTAAAGAAGAAATAAGCCATTGGGATAATATATTAGACGAATATGAAAAAGGTATCGGTATTCCTGCATATGCTGGAGATAGTTTACCTGAAGACGAACTGCAAGAATATCTTACTATGAATAGAGACGTTCTGGAAAAGTTTACGGTTACAGAGTGTGGTGAGATTGCTTACAGAATAGGTCAGTTTGGTTTTCATATACAAAGAAGTCTTAATAGAGAAATGGCTAGATATAACTGGGCAGATGAAACAATCAAAGAAACTATTGCTGACGAAATTAATAATTATAAAGGATATGGTTATGTAGAAAAGTCCTTACAAGCAATTAAACATAACGAAAGAGCTATAAAACTAAACCAAATAAAAAAGTATGCTAAACAAAGATCTGACAGACTAACATATCTTTCAAGCACACTTAAAAATTTATCTGATATTCTAATTTCTATACAAAGAGCAAAGGGGATGATTAAAAATGGATGAAAACCTAAGTCCCAAACAAATTAAACAAATGATTAATATGCTTGCTGCTATGCTTCCAAAAGAAGAAGAGTCAGAAGCTCCTGAGCCACAATCAGAATTTCAAAACTCTGTTATTAAATCTAAACACATAGACAGAAAAACCAAAAGAGTTAATAAATTTGAGAAAATGGCTGAATTTACAATGCACAAAGAAGATGTTGAGTTTGACAAAAGGGTAGCCAAGCAGCCTCCTGTTCCTAGAACAAGAAATTTTAATGCTGTGAAAGTAAGATGTAGAGTGTGTGGTAAAGAAGAGTCTGTGAATCCAGGATTGATTGACTCTATAGATCGATATAAATGTAACAAATGTTCCACAATGGCTGGGTAAAATGAAACTATCAGATGCATCAGCAGAACGTGCAGTTCTGTCAGGTATATTTAACTATGGTGAAGATGCTTACTACGATGTGGCAGATCTGCTACAAGAAAGTTCGTTTACTATAGATAGTAATATTGTTCTATATAAATGCTTTAAGCATATTTTTGAAAAGAACCCAAACACTAAGCTAGATATAGCCACGATCTTTTCTGCTGCTGAAGAATTACACTTATCTTCAATGGTTACCAAAAAAGAAGAAGTGCAACATTTACAGGCCATCACTAATTTTCCTGTGGAGCTAGATAATGTCAGAAAGTTTGCTGCAAAAGTTAGAAAGTTAGAGATAGCTAGGCTTTTAGAAGAACAGTTAGATAAAGCCAAAGGCAAGGTTTCTGAAGTAAAAGGCACTGAGCCTGTAGGAAGTATTGTTGGTATTGCAGAAGATGTGATCTTTAACTTCTCTTCTCTTCTTAACGATACAGAAAACCATCCAACTACTGTAGGTCAAGATGTTGACGAATACATACAATCTTTAATTGATAATCCCATAGACCAAATAGGTATTCCTACAGGATTCCCTATTTATGATCAAGCCATTGGCGGTGGTTTGCGTAGAGGTACGGTGAATGTAATTGCTGCTAGACCCAAAACAGGGAAAACATTATTGTCTGACAATATTGGATTTAATGTTGCGTCTAAATCAAAAGTACCTATTCTAAATTTAGACACAGAAATGATGAAAGAAGATCATATAAATAGAATATTAGCGATGATGACAGAAGTTGATATTAGTAGTATTGAAACTGGTAAATTTGCTCAATCTCCTAACAAGAAAAACAAAATACAAAAAGCAGCAGAGCAATTAAAAGATATGGGTATATATCACAAGTCCATTGCTGGTCAACCTTTTGAAGATCAAATCTCTTTAATGCGACGATGGTTAATCAAAGAAGTTGGACTTAATGAAGATGGGACGGCTAAGGACTGCGTTATATTTTATGACTATTTAAAACTAATGGATAGTCAGGGTATGAGTCAAGACATGAAAGAATATCAAGTTCTTGGTTTTATGATGACATCTTTACACAACTTTGCTACTAGATACAAAGTGCCTATAGTAGCGTTTGTACAACTAAATAGAGATGGTATAACTAAGGAAAGTACAGATACCGCTAGTGGGTCTGATAGAATTATTTGGCTTTGTAGCAACTT